TTATAGGATAATTCCGTCTTCGGTCTTTCCATTCCGTCTTGAATTGGTTTAAAGAAGAACGGGTAATTAATGGAAATTGGTACAACTTTGTCTGTAAACATTTTTTTAGCATCAGCTCCAGACTTTGATAATATACCAAATCTGGAATCCTTTGATGTTGTAGCTTGGTTAACTGTTTCTGATGATGCCATAAAAGAGAACCCAGACCGTCTATTCTTGAGGTAGCACATTCCATAAGATCTCTTATCTGCTTTGCACGCTTCCCAGAAATAAAAGAATATTCTATTGGCTTGTCTAAAATCAGGCGATCCAACATCAATTTTTGTCCAGTTGAGGTATATATAGTGCGATCCTGTAATGTAACACGGTTCCCCGTTGCACATGAACCAATAGCCATTATTACGACGATCAAACTCATTTTCAATATACTCATAATATTGTTCTTTAATTTTATCGTCATAACTTTTAAAATCTAATATGTTTTTTATTTTATCTAAAGAAGCTGGCTTAGAAACTTTTTTAAAAACTTGAAATTCTTTTTTTAAGGTTTCACCATCTATATTATTTGGAGTTTTAGGTATGCCTACCTTTAAACCTTGAATTTCATATATGTCACCTAAAGTTCCATCTTTACTTATGATAACACAATCTAAATCTTCATTATAACCATATTCAAACTTCTTATATTTATTAAGGTTCTTTATCTTTTTATTAGATAAGTGATCTTTATGTATTTGATATAAAGTTTGTTTATACATTATTTAACTCTATTTTCAACACCCATGAAGACCTCAGTTTTTTTATTTTCAGATTTTTTTTCAGTTAGCTCTTCAATTTTTTCAATTATTTTTAAAGAATCTTCTATTGCAACCCATTTTGCCTGCGCCGCTGTTTTAGCTTTTTCAGGATCTAATTCACTTAAATCTATGTTTTGTTTAATAACTTTTTCAAGTTGTAGCAAAGCCTGCTCAGCTGCCTCTATTACTCGCTTCTTTCTGTCCATAATTTATTGTAACTTGATTAGATAAAATTCTATATAATTTTTGTCCGTCTATTTCAAATTCGTATTCTGAGTCAGGCGTAAACCCTACTACATCCCCAATAGACAGTCCTAATGAGCTTAATTCGTCGTTGCTATACACAAGCTCACCTTTTAGTTTTTGTTCCTTCTCGGTGTTCCATTTGTCTTTATTTATTAAAGGCTTTACAAAGCAATATTCATCTGGGCAATGCCATTTATCATTTCTTTTAAATGCAAATATTTGATCAGGCGCTACAAAGTATTCATTTTCTTTTAAAAAACTAGCGCTGTTTTTTTCGTTGCCGCGAATATCTATCCATCTCCTAAATACATTATGGTGGACAATAACTAGATCTCCTTTTTTAGGGGTTTTTTGTGTTACTCCATACGCGGGTTCGCTAAGAACAAGACCCATTCTATTAACAAACATATAGTCACGCTCACTAATTTCCGTATTAAGTATTAATTCTTTTTGGTCAACTTTTGTTTTATTGTTGTACCTAAATTCAGTAGATATAATATAATTAAATAAAGATTTCATTTAATAGTCTAGATTGTATTCTACAGAAACAGCCATGTTAGAATTAAAAAATTTCCATGGCAATATTTCTTCATTTTTTGTTATGTATATTTTATAGCCTCCTTCATCTTCAAGTATATCACATATTTTATGCCCTCCATATACTTCTTGACCAACAGAATAATGCATAGCTTCATTCTTATAATCCTGGCCAATTGATATTTTTCTAATTAATTTCATTCTAGTAAGTCCAAATTGTTGTTTCAGGTGCACCTGGATAACCAATACCCACGTGTACAAAATTGTTTTTTCTTGATATACCTATTCTTTTAAAGCCAACCTCTATAGCGGCTTTAACTAATTTAAATGTTGCTTCACCTCCTACGCATGCAATATCAACAGCAGCACCGTGCGTATGTTCGCCAGGCTTTGTTTTTTTAGCTTCAATAGGATGTTCTGGACTTCTATATGTAGATGTTAGCTTAATTGGAAAACCATAAACTTCTCTTAGATTATCAAGCATTTCTAAGAGTACTGGATTCATTTTATCAAATTCATTAAATTCAGATTCATTAAAATATTTCATTATATTACTTTTTAAGTTTACTATGTATATTAATTAAAGTATAGACAATTGTTAGTAATAAAACCCCTGTCTGTAACATGGGATTTAAACCTTCTGCTAGCGGTGAGCTCGCTAATAATGCTGTTATATTTATACCGTATATTTTTAAATCTGTCATTTGTGTCTATTATTACCCATAATTTTTTCGGCACCGCGTGATCCAAAATATCCTATGAATACAATTGTCATTAATTCTTTTACTGTGTCTAATTGTTCTATTTGCATATACCATCCAATAACAAAAGCTACTGTTAAAAATACTAGCGTTAGCGGCCGTACATTAGAAGCCAACCAAGATCCAGATCTTGCATCAGCTACCCAACGACGTGTTATGCCATCAATTTCAGTTCTTTCTAATTCTAGCTTTTTAAGCGCTAATTCTTTATCGCCATCCGACATTTCAGATCCGCCGATAATTGCTTGAATAACACTTCCAACTGGGGTATCTTCAGCTATTGCGCCAACCACGGATGGTATTTTATTCAATAAAAATTTACCAACCGCGGTATCTTTAAATTTCTTTTTTTCCATTGTTTATGCTATTGCTAAATAAATAAAGGTGTATCCCGAACAATTAACATTGCCACAACCATTGTAATTTAATGTGAAGCCATCTGAATCAAAATTAATTTGTTCTCCCGCTCCCGTATCTTCAATTCCATCGGTATTTGCCCTTAAATGTTTTGTTGATGGGTTGCTTGGATTTCTTACTTTGTCTTGAATTACCCAAGGTCCAGCATCGGTAGCATTTTTAATCATAACAAATCTTGGTGCAAAACCCAATCCCGTTATGGATTGCGATGAATTTGTTCCACTATAACTCCCCACCTTCTGATAACAATCTACTGACTGAAAGCAGTAAGCAATGTATTCTTCATTGTTGGTATTTACTCTTTGTACACCTGAGCCACCACTATTTAAGGTTAGTGTTGAAGCACCTGCAACGTGGTAACCTAATGAAGGAGAAAAAACTCCTGTAGTAGTATCTAAATTTAATGAAGTTCCACCTGTTATACCATCAAAGCTAACATCCCAATTTGTTGCCGAATCTAAATTCTTTATAATAGAGAGTTGTGGTTTTGAATTAAGCCCGTGTGTAATAGTTGCTCCAGTATTACCGCTTCCTGTATATTTAACAATACTAAACCCTGCTGCAGTATTTGCGCTTACCTCAACATTTGTTACACCACCTGTGCCTGTTCCACTTACCGCTGTCCCTCCTGCTTTCCAACACCAAGCAACGTAATTTATATTATTACCATTTACCGCATAATTTCCTGCGCTATCATCTACTACTGTAAAGCCATTAGTGTCAAAAGATGTAATTTGATAAGAAGCATTAACGTATTCAGTACTTGCAGCATTAGTATTTAATGTTCCTGATACTCCCCTTACAATATCTGCTAATTCGTGTGGGTTTGCATTATCCCTATCTTTTATCCAAACCAAATCAGGCTGGAATGAAGTTCCTACGAAACCTACATTTATAGGTGTTCCGTTGTAGGCGTATGATACATTTGTTGCTGTACCGTTATATGTATCTCCCGTGTCATTAGCATTCCCTTCTAATTCATACAATGCAATACCACTACCGTCACTAAATATATCTGTAGTTGATTTTGTAGCTGATGCTGATGTTTCCCCATATAAGGTTGTTACTTCACTTGACGATAGGGCTTTATTGAATATTCTTACTTGGTCTATTTTGCCATTATACCAATCACTTGAAGTTCCCCTGACACCTAATTTAGTAGGTTCGGAGGCGGTAAATGCTATTCCGTTTGCATTTGTAGAAACTCTATCTGTTTCGCTGCCGTTAATATAAAGAATAACATTGGAGCTGTCAAAAGTAATAGCAACGTGTGACCAAGTATTATCAGATATTGAACCTGTAGTATTATTTAATAAAGTTCTATTGCTGCCGCCGTTATAAGCATCTATTAAAAATGTGCCATCTGACTGTACTCTACAATAAAATCCTTCTGTAGAAGAAGAATAATTACTATAAAATGTTGCATTTGCATTAGTAATAGGATTTAACCACAAAGAAATAGTCATAGGAAGTTGCTTTAAAGCACTTGAACCTAAATCTATATAACTACTACTCCCATTAAATATACCACCTGCACCAATATATCCACTTACCCCACCAGTGTCTTTAGCTCCTTCTTCAAATTCATATAAAGCTATACCAGAGCTGTCTGCAAATATATCCGTAGTTGATTTTGTTGAAAGATTACTAGGCTCATTATATAGCGTGCTTACTTCACTAGAGGTTAATTTTTTATTAAATACTCTTACTTGATCAATCAAGCCATTAAAATATTTTCGCGGATCGCCATTACCGTATTGACTACCTATGCTGCTCGTTCCACCGGGAAATACAACAGTTCCTGAGCTTGCTGTTGTTGTTAATGTTACTTCAGAATTATCTATATATGCTGTAAAACCGGAATTACTATCAAAAGTAAATACAATATGATGCCAACCATTAGATAAGGTAAAGTTTTGATAAGCTTGATATAAATATGAACTATTTCGCAATTGCATATTTAAATTATAATCAGTGCCATCATAATATAAAGAAACAGCGCCCCACTCATATCCTCCTCCATTTTCTCTGCCAAAAAGCGAGTAAGTTCCAACGCCAGAAGGTTGCACCCAAAACCACATTGAAACGGAGTTATTATATCCAATATCAGCCGCATTGGATATATATGCGTTGCTTCCATTAAAATCAGCAGCAGTATCAATCTTACCTCCTATGCTTTGCGTTGAACCATTACCTGTGTAGGTGTTGATTGTAAAGTTTTCTGTATTTATAAACACCTTTGTAACAGTTATAGTAAATGTTCTAGGTGTAGCTTGGCTTTCATCATCTGTAGCAGTTACGGTAAAAGTATATAACGTATCTGCAGTTTCTAAGCTTGTAGTTCCATCAATATCAGCACCTGTTAATGACAGTCCAGTTGGCAATGCTCCATTAGTAATACTAAAAGTGATTGTACCTGCATCAGGCTCTGTGGCCTGCAAAGTTATAGTAGATATAGTTGTATCTGAAGCAAATGTACCTAAAGATCCAGCGGCTGTTGTCCATGCTGGAACACCATTATATGATATACCATTAATATAAGTAGCTGATCCTGTATCTGTATTTGTAACTACAATATCATAATCACCAGCGGCTTTAGCAGGTGTTGTAAACGTTATTTGTGTTTCAGACACATAAGATACAGCTGGAGCAGCAGTTCCGCCAATAGTTACCGCAGCACCGGTTTTAAAACCTGTTCCAGTTACTGTAATAGTTTCACCTCCAGCTGGGTCTGCTGCTGTAACCGAACCCGGGTAAGCTATACTAGTAATGGTAGGATTGATGACAACAGTAGACCAGGTCATAGTACCATCTCCGTTGGACATTAAAAAATATCCATCAGTGCCATTTCCAATTATGCCTTCAAATAATCCAGCTTTTATTTTAGTTTGTGCCATTTATTATATTATTAAGTCTCATTATAGAGTTCTGATGCTACTATTTGCTGTGTTTGTTGGATTATCTTTGTCAAATACGGTAAATCTAAAATAAACACCAGGACAATAAGGCTGACCAGGATACCATCCACAAGGATTACAAAAATTGTAAAAAAGAAGTGCTTGACCAACGTTTCCAGAAGTTGTTCTGTCCCAAGTTGCTTGAAGTGTTGGTGAAGACATATCTGAAGAAGATGAACGATATAATTCAACTGTAATTGTTGAAGTTGTTCCTTGTATGTCAAGATTTACATACGCAGTTACGCCAACCCTTTGTTGGTTACAATTTGTTCCGGTTGCCTGAAGACTTGCTGACACGAATTGGTCGGACATAGGCACTTCACTTAGTGCGCCCACTGAAACAATTCTTTTATTTAATCCCATATTTTAAAATTCTGGAAGTTCGTAATCTATAATACTTACCTTTGTTGTTAAAGCTTGAATTTCCGCTTCTTTTGTTAAGCATTCATTTCTATAAGCTGTTCTTGCGTCAAGAATTTCTTGCGGTGTTGAAGTTCCGCCTTCAGCTGCACGAACTATATACCAATCCGTTGCTTGTAAAACGCGATTGTAAATATTTTTTAATTCTGAAATTTTAGATTCTTTTAATTCCTCAAGTGTTTCTGAATATGTTTTTAATTCTACAGAATAAGTAAACACTTCAGCCTCCGCATCAAAATATATATCGCCAAGTTGTTCCGATTGCTTTATGGTTGGAGTTACAACAGAATAAAAGCCAAAAGCTTGCCCATTTGTAATATTTAGGTGTGTTCCATTTTCATCATTCCAAACTTTTGGTAATCTAAAAAATGTTTTTATCGTTCCGTTTAAATCTATTGCTATCATACTACTTCTTGTGATATTGATGCCCACTGTTCAGTTGCGCCATTAGTTGATACTATTTGAATAAAATTGCTAACTGTACCGTCATATTCTCCTGCTATTATTTTTGTAGAAGCTGGCAGTGTTAAAGTAAAGTTTCCTGTGATTACTAAGTCCTTAACCATACCTGTAGATACGTTTGAGTATGTCAAAACAGTATTTGCCGCTAATGTTTTAGTAAATACTTGAGCTGAAGAAAAATCTACGTCATCAGAGCTCATTGCAGAAATGGTTGTAAATTCACTACCAAGCTTAGCATATGATATGGAGTCACTAGCAATCTTATCGGCTACAACTGCATTATTATCAATCTTATCGGCTACAACGGCATTATTAGCAATCTTATCTGAATCAATAGATCCGTTTGAAATATTATCTGTTACAGCCGTTGGTTCTATTACTGCTGCTGTTACTTTAGTTAGTGCCATATTATTCTGTTATTAAATCCCAAGTTCCCATTTCTTCGTTCCAAGAATATAGTTGCCCGTCTGTTGGGTATTCAACAGGAGCTTCCCATAAACAAGTTGTTTCATTTAAAATCCAACTATCAAATGGTTTTGGTGGAATAAATGCA